CTTATTTAGCCGGCATTATTGATGGAGAAGGAACAATCTCAATCTTTCATTATAAGAGATTGAATCGTCATTATCTCACATTTGAAGTCTACAATAATTGTAAGAAGTTGATAGATTGGTTAGAAACCAATATTGGCGGCTATAGCCGTCCTATAACTTCTGCCAGTCGATCAACTAAGATTAACTGGAAAACAACTTATGTTTGGAGACTTCAAAATAATGAATGCCTCGAAGTTTTGCGTAATCTCCTTCCATTTTTAGTTTCTAAAAAGGAACAATGCGAAATAGCAATTAAATTCAAAGAATCTTTTTTGAAAAGAGAATGTCCTATCTCAAAAGAAACTGCTGAATATCGTAAATCACTATATGAACGCATAAAACCTCTTAATCAACGTGGTCTAACAGTTCCGCCTTGTCTTCCTACTGATTAAGCAGCTAGGATTTCCAAGTCAATCACCCAAGATTTAACGGGAGCACACATTTTACCCCCTTCCATCATCGAACGCGCTAGCTGATCTTCAGTTTCTCGAAGAGACTGTCCTAATACGCTTACAGCGCTATTGAGGACCGGATCCTCATTTATGAGCATCACTTGCTCTTGAAGTATTAAATACGTACCATACCAATCAATTCTAGCATCTATGTCCAAAGCAACTAATTGTTGCGCTGGCGGGTCTACAATACCATTGCCAAGTGGCACTGGTGCTGTAGCAAGGTTTTGATATCTACGTCTACGTAGGATATCTCCGGCCTGTTGATCCATCGTTATGGGGTACATCTGTTACTTTTATGACCTCTTACGAGGCGGAGGGTCTTGTTATTCCCCTCTCATACGCTCTCGCGTATGTTCAGACTATATCATCACCTTTCGGCGTTTGGCGTATAGTCGTTGAGCGTTCTAGAATTTTGAATGCCTCTTATTTCTTCACAAAGGATTAACTCTTTATCGTTGTATCTTATTCCGTGAAATCCTGTCATTTGTTCATCTCTAATCTTGCAGAATTCCAAAATCTTTTGGGCTTTCACTTTTTTTTCACATCTTAACTCATCAATTATCCAAGATATGAATTTGATACTTCTCTTCATACCAATTATATGTAATTGCCAGCTTTCTTTATGTGTAGGCTGTCTTTTACCTCTATAATAAGTCTTAAAGTCGATCTCATTTTCTATAAGTATCCTTTCAAGTTCTTTCATAAGCATTGGATCAGTGTTGCTTACACAACAAGAAGGAATATAACGGTAAATTACTTCACCTTTATCAATCCTTTTACCTTTAACAAGAGTAAAAGAACCTTCTCCTTCCATGATTCCCGCGAACCATGCTTTATCCTTTTCTAGTCTTCGCTGCTGATTGTCCATATATCTCCTGGATTTTTACAATGTTATTGTCGGTCAATAACAGTGTACCAGAAAGCTTTAGGAGTTTCCAGCAAATAGCCAAATTTTAAATGGGCTACCCCTATATTTAACCCATGGTTGTATGAATCAAATCAGGCATAGGACGAGCAAGCATCTTCATCGATAGCTGTTGTTGTACAGCTGGCGGAAGTATGCTTGTGGTCGTAGGACCGCTCATAGTTTATCTCCAATATAGGAGACGGAGACTAACGTCGTGAAGCTTGTAGGGTTTCAGCCCAGAGCGCATTACGCTGCTCTTTAGACATCTTTGAATTGGAAACGGCTGCGGCAGTACTAACAGCGTCGGAGCGAACTCCTAGACTTCCTGTCTTCGGCTTGCCTTCCTTATCATCGACTCGTTGCTGTTCCTGTGAAATAGGTTTAGGCTTGGTAGGGGCTTTGTCGGCCTGATACCGAGCATCTTTCTTTATAAGATTATAGACTTTTCTCAAAGGATTAGCGGCTTTCTCTACAGATTCGCGATTGTCTTCGTCACTCATGATATATTTCTGTATATTGGCCTCAGTAACGACGTCTTTCCAATCGGGAAACTCAGCAGTTGTTTCGAGCATTTTGATTTTGTTCTCTTTTTCAGCTAGTTTCTGCTCATAACTCGACATTTTCTTATTCATCGAATTAAAAGCTTTAGCAAGTTTCTTCCCATCGGGGAATTCTTCTTGCTCTAACTGTCTATAGTCAAAATCTTCTTCTTGTGGTTGTTGGGGCGTGGCTTGCGCTAGCCTTTGCTTTTCCAACAATTCACGCTCTTTTTTTAACTGCCAGATTTCTCGGTCAGCGTCTTCCTTGGCCTTCCGAAGCTCCGCAAAACTCTCTTGCGGTGACTTCTTCTCATGGTTACTTGCATCCTGGGCGACCACGTCAGGTGTTTGGGTCTCTTCTGTAAGTTCCATCTATTTCCTTTGAGACTGGCGAGATCTCGGTTTGCGCCTAAGAACCGAACAGATTTGTTCGGTATAAATTGATATATAATGTATGATACGGTTTAAAGCAACAATAAAGTTTAAGGTATTAAATGGGGCAGGAATTGGATTTGATAAAGTATTATACGGCTAGCGAAAAAGTGCAGAATGTCATTTATACTATAGAAGGCACTATGGAATTTATGACTGAGTTTGAAATTAAAGCTGACGAATCTGTTAAGAAGGCTCTGATACCTGTGTTAACTAAATTGTTGAATTGGGTTGAATCTAAGTAGTCTCTTTGAAATTGCCTAATACGCTGTTGAGAACCTGTATTTTCTTTTCATCTTGTTGATCAAATTGAATGATCTTATCTTTAGGCTTATCTAGGGCGTATTTCTTATCAACAAGATAATCTTGAGGTTTTTCTAGTGTGTCTTTGACATATTTACGAAGCATTCTAACGTAATTTACATCAAATTCGTTGGGGTTTTGGAGGATGTAATTCAGCACTTCTTTCTTTGGTATGCACCATTCAAAAGTCACTTTTCCACCGTCGTCTACACTCCATAAATAGTGATCGTTACCCTGATATGGCGATGGTCTTGTGCGTCTGCATTGGGGATAAATACGAAGTGCATTATTAGCATAAGGCTCTTTTGTTACCCAAATATGAATATAATAACGACCTTTAATGCCCTTATCATAGTTACCTTGGACAGCTTCCTCGATGATGAGCTTGAATTTACCCATAAGAGCTTCTGAAGTTTCGCCAACTTCTTGGATACCTGTTTGAGCGCGAGCCTCAAGCATCAATTCACCATAGGTCTTGTTACTTCCTTTTACCATTGCATTCCTTACATACCCAATCTATTTTTTTGTATTCTTTATCTCCAAATTTTACATATTCACCATTCCAAATAGCTGTTTTTTTATGTAATAATTTACAATCCCAATATTTTCTTATTTCTTCTGGAAAATTGGAAAAAGAAGTAACCATCTACCGAACCATTTTAGCGCCACCAAATGGAAGCGATCTATTTGAATGAGTTGAACCTTGCGCTGGCTCTTTAATGTAACCTGATGCAGGTTTACGAAGTCCGGGAAGCTTCTTAATGCGAGGTGGTATCATTGTCATGACTAGCCACCGTGTTTCTTCATGTGGACGTGGGCTTCTTGCAATTGTTTTTTACTAAAACTTTTTGATTGAAGTTTTTTTTCATGTTCTGAAGGTTTTACGTCATAACCATGATGCATTTTACCTAACTTTCTTTGTTTTTTCATTTCTGAAAGTCCTTTAACATCATGTTTAGCTTTTTTAACAGAATCAATCATATCATGCTTTTTCATGATCAATTTTCCCTTTGTTTCTTAGCCGTTGGGCTAAATGATTTTTGCAGAGGCAATGGAGGCTTACCGCCAGGGGCTTTGAAGCGAGGCTGTAACGTGCTTAATTCAGCGTTACCAGGTACAGAAGGCTTCTTCTGTGACCCTATAATTGGTATTCTTGGCATGGTTGTCCTTTAAAAAGTGTGGGTTTCTATTTAGTGTCACCGTCAAGGATGCACCAACGCCTTACTCCCCACAAAAATTTATTTATTGGCCATCTTTTCGCGTGTATAGTGTTTGTGACCAATAGAATGGTCATCATGAGAATCAATTTTCTTACGTACGCCTTCATAGCTATTACTTGCGCCAGCTGGTGGCACGTGAGCTTTGTTCTCGCCGATCTTTGAATAGTGTGCACCTGCATCACCCTTTCCAGATCCACCGCTAGATGTGTTTTTATGGCTGTGTGACATTTTGGGCCTCTTGTTGTTTAATGGCATTCTCACTATGCCGTTTTTGAATATTTTCTATCAATGTAAATACTTTAACAAAATCGTCGACTTTCATGGATTGAACTTCGTGTGCTGCTTTTACCATGTTAAGCGTTGCAGCTGCTTTTTCATGTTCAGACTTATTGTGTGCTGTAGCTATTTGGAATTGCTCAAGGTGACCTTTTTGCATACGTTCGTTGGCTAAAGCTTGATCACTCATTGCCTTACTTTGCAGACTTTCATTGACTATGCGCTGATTTTCCATCTGCAACTGAGCCATTTGCTGCTGTTGCTGTTGCGCCTGTTGTTGTTCTTGTTCGATAGCTGCGATAAGCTTGTCTTTGTCTTGGATAACGAGATCTTGAAGCAATTGAGCCGGAGGAATTGGGAGACCATCCTTCCAAAGAGTGTATTTCTGTAAGAAGCTGAGTTGTTTAGTAGTAGCTGTAAGAGGCGCGTTGGTAACGCTTGCATCGTATTTCTGGAATGATTTATCACGAAATTCATTCGTAGGTTCTTCGCCTATCATTCTTCTGATTTTTCCCAAAGTGTAGTTTTTTTGAATGAGAGACCAGTGCAAACGACCTGCATTCCGTTGTGATAAATCAAGATTATCAAACAGTTCTTGAAGTGTCGTGAGAGCAGCTCCTTGCCTAAGTTGCTCTGTAATCCCAACGTCGCTATCTTCCGCTTGTCCCAATAGTTCGGGTGTAACTCCTGCAAGTGACTGTACATTCTGTTTCTGCCTATCTGTTACGTTAAATTGAGCAGGGTTGATATTAGCACCTGGCTTATCATTCAATGCCTGTAATCGCCCTTTCTTGAAAAACCTGACCTTACCCGGTCCAACCTTAAAAGCATCGCTATCATCAATCAGCGCATCTTCTTCGACATCCACACCGCTAAATTGCGCAGCTAACAAATCCATCTCTAATTGCTCGCGGTAATTTAGGAGGTATTGGCTGTCCCGAATATTTCTAATAAGACCCTGATATCTGTATGAGTAGTTATTATTAGCAAGATCATGATAACCGACAAATGGTGTAAATGGGTAAAAGTCCACACCTAGCGGATTAGGCCCATTATAGAAACACTGATTGTTAACAATGATCGCAAGGTGAACCGTAGGCACTTTCTCTTTTACTACTACAATATTTGGGAATTGTCTCTTTAAATTTGCTAAATCTTCTTTGTCAAACTCTACTTCGGTGCTTTCATATGTCTCAGGGTCTACTATAAATGTTCCCATACGTTCGGTTCGGTACCAATATTCATCATATGCAAGAAAGCCTTTGCGTCTTATGTTATATTGCTGGGGCATAAATGTGAATTTAGTGTCGAAATAGGCTTGATCATTTAACATATCAATATCTTTTTCACGTCCAGGAAGCAACTGCTTAACTTGATTCTTATGTAGATATTTACGTGTTCGAATAAACTGACAGTCAGACAGATCTTGTTCTCGCCAGAACGCATCCATCATTAACATATCAGCGGAGAAACATTCACTTTTCAGGTCTCCGCATATGGGATCGCGTCTATAGTCTATCCATGAGTGCATTAGAGATAATCCGGTAATACAGGACTCTTTAAAGCAATTGCTGATTGTGTTGTATGTATCATCAAAATAATAGGCTGATTGTATTGCTTTAGTAGCCTGAGAGGCTGTCTGATCTGAAGCGCCATGTACAGGAAGGATTTGAGTAGCTTTTCTATGCTGTCTTTGTCGACCGACTACCATATTTGTCACAGGCATAGCCTCATTAAAAACCCATTTCTGATGCTCGTAATTAAGACCTGTATACATATTGAGATAGCGTTGGTCACCTAGATAGACTTTACGATCAATGAGTTGTTCCCAGAAAAACAATTGCCATGCTGATAGATTTTGCATGTAACGTGAATCGGCTTCGGCTACGATATCGTTATTTCCGTCCTCATAGTTGCGATACATATTTGGAAGAGTCTGGGTCCTTTCGAGCATACCTGATGTCATTTAAAACTCCAGTTTAACCTTACTTATACTATTTTTTATGATTATGCACAAAATTATCTATTCTTTCCTAAATCTTCCCCAATGGGTGACATTTTTTAACATTTCTTTATTTTCTTTTCTGACCCAACCACATGGAAATGTAATGCAATAATAAGCTATAATTTCATCTCTATTATCAAGTTTAACTTTAAATATACCATTATTATTAGGCTGTTGATTTTTTGCGTCTATCCATTCAATAATGTCATCAATATGATCATCTCCACAAAATAAATCAATAACTTGAAATCTTTTTGTAAATGGGTGCTGCATTTATCTACCAATAAAAGGAGTTTGGGGGCCAATCATCGGATTACCTCGGGGTTTTGGGCCGAATCCAGCTTGCGCTTTTAGCTGATTGAGCTTGTCAGGTGTTAAGCTTCCGGGACCGCGACCGAATTGTGTTCTGGCGTTTGCCATGTATCTAATGCTATCGGCAGCGTGAGAACACCAATCGTGCATTGGTGTTTCGGAATATGCTTGTGTTTTCTCGTTGAATTTTTTGTGATAGTTTTCAAGGCATTTAATTAGATGGCGACACTTGATTTCATCGATAAATGCGATGGATAATAAAGCCCTAACGGCTTCGATCCCAGTCGAGATATCAGTTTCCCGTTCCAATACGACTGTTTTAATGCCCTGCTCATAAGTAATATCTTGAAGCGTGCGGCCAGTTTGAATTGATCCTGATCCGGCATCATGCGGCATATAATGAACGCCGTAGACATAAGGTTTAGACTGCAAGATTTTAGCATAATGTGCTATCCCTTCTCCGTGGTTTTCATAAAAGTCAATAATTCTACATTCCCCCCCGAGATCTTGCCAAAATACAATTGAGGTGCTATCTCCGTACCCAATGTCCCAGGCTGTATGTACAGGAGATCTTGTTTCATAAGGTACATTACAGATACGTTTTTCCTCTCTTGCTTTCTCGATGAGTTTTCCATAATAAGATCCCTCTACGCCTCGATTAAACGAGCAGTAATATTCTTGTTGGATAAGTTCTTCGGAGACACCTTCATTACGTATGACATTCATATCCTCTTCATTTAAGACATCTGTTTCTTTGATGCTTAATACTTCGCAGAACCATTTAGGATTATTCCTAACATTTACTAACAAGTCATAAAAATGATTTTTCCCCCGAGGAGTAGAGATAAAAAGAGCGTAACCTTTATTAACGTCGAGAATAGGACGTAAATAATCCCATGCAGCAGGGCTTTGTATGGCATATTCGCTAAATATGATGATCTTGGGATTAGTACCCACCAGAGAATCGATGTTATCACTTCCAATAAGCTGATAAAGAGAGCCATTTGTTAACCTTATTTTCATTTCCTGACCATTCTTGATGTCAATTAACTCATCTGGAATATAGTCAAGAAGGCGTTTAGATTCGTTTGTGTTAGCGTCCCAAATGACTTTCTTAGCTTGGCTATACGTAGGGAGAATATGAAAACAAGTCCATCCTGGATTAAGCAAGAGCTGATATATAGCCCAATTGAATGCGCATATGTCTTTTCCACTCCGGCGATGCCAAACTAATACAGCGCGCTTTATACCGCTATTTAGAGCTTTTATCGCCGGGCATTGATATGAGCGAGGTTGGAATGTTAGAGCCAGCGGAGAGGTCATTGGAAACCACTATGGTATGAGATATTTGTTTTGAGCTTTCTTCTTCTTTGCGTAGAGAGGATTCATATTTCTTGTCATCTCTAACGTCATGCTTAGTGTCATAGTCGAAATGATGAAGCGTTTGCATATAGATACTTTTATCTAAACGTTTTTGAACTGATTCGTCTTCTATTCGCGTCGCTTTTAATCTATTTAAACCAATTAGTTCTTTTGCTTGTATGTACTTCACACGAAATTCTTCATCTTCTTTCGTCCAATTAATTAAAATTTGTGAATTTAAACCGATTGATGTTGCGAAGTGGGGGACAGTGAGACAATCAGGGTTATTTTTAGCCCATTGAATGAGGTCATCACCGATTTTAGATCTATCATATTCTTTTGGTCTACCAGCTGTCATTGTAACCTCTTTTATTTTTAATATAGATTATTTGGTAGATTTTTTGCTAGTTAAAGGCCTATCTGGACGATTGGGACAGAAAAAACATTCTGGATCTATACATTTGGGGTCTAGCCATTCGTTACAAAAAGAGCAGTAGTAGGCATCGTAGCGTTCGGAATAGAGAATGCGATCATTTCCCTTATTATTTAAAACATAAAAAGCAGATTTTAGACTTGCGTTTATGTCAATATCACTATCCAAAGCCTTTTCTAGAGCATCTTCCGCCTTATCACAAAGCCAAATATCTCGTGAATGTCTTAAATCTGAAACAAGTTTAACTAATTCGGGATCTTCAATAACTTTTTGATGTAGACAATGACGCGTAATATCTAAATCTTTTNCAGCTTTAGTTTTATTACCTGAATGTTTTTTTAAA